CTCAACGATGCCACCTCACGTGACGACTCGTAAGGATACAACCCGGCGTACACGGCGTATGGGTTCGGATATGGGAGGGTTTGAGAAACTTTCTTTCTCCCTCGCTATTCCGGACCGCAGCGCCCACTATGTCTATTCCGCCAAGTCTTTCGTGTACAATGCCGCGTGCCCTGGGATGGTTTCTACCCAGGACACTCAACGTCGTGGACATGTTCAGACCGAAGGCGGGCATGCGATATTCTCGACGTCCGATATGGCGTCATTGAGGAGTGAGGCAATTACGAGGACTACAAACCAGTTAACTGCAAAGTTACCTGGCATGATAGCAAGTTTGCTACCAAGTTCTCGTACTTACTCTATTTCAAGGAACGCCATCGAGTTGAGGGATATGCCTCGTACGATCGCCAAGTTGGCGTCTACGCTGTATACCCTTCGAGGTGCGGCTGCATCCATGCCCAGTGGAGTCTTCGACGCAATCGTGCGTGCGAGACTCCCACAGCAAGTCCCTGATCAGTGGCTTGCTTTCTGGTTTGCGTGGAGACAGACGTATAAGGACATCGAGGGTCTGTTGACTGCACCCGAGAGAATCTTGAAGCGAGTTAACTTCTTGATATCTCGACGGGGCAGGCCAACAGTGCTCCGCTCCAAGAAGAAGTTCCTTGGAGATGGAACAACGACTCCTGGGTTCACGTTCAACCCTACCGCTATGGGAACGAGCGACTTCAACGATGTAATCGGTGGAGTCGGCACGCGCCATACGAGAGAACACGAAATCAGACTCGTGCTGAGTGTGATATTCGATTTTCCCGAGGTAGGTGTTCCTAAATTACGCGGTGATCTTTTCCGTCGTAAGATAGGACTCAGTCTCACGCCCACGGATATCTATAACTTGATACCGTGGACTTGGCTGGTTGACTGGTTTACCGGTCTGGGTAACTACGTCGAGATGATTGACGTGATAAACACAGATCGTTCGCTAGTCAACTGGGGCCTTGCGACCTGCGTTACTAAAGGTCGCGTGGTTACTGAGGGAACGAGTACCCATAATGACTTCATTACCAGCACGATCAGTGGATCTGTTGGTGTCAACAAAACGACAACATCGTTTCCCCTTGTAAAG